GCCAGTTCTTGGATTTTCCAGATTGGATTTGAATCCGGTTTGTTTGTTCTGCCTTTGCAGTGTTCAGCCTGAATTTCACCTGCATATTCTGGCGCTGCTTCTGGAGCCTTGCTTTCACCTCGGGGGGTGCAGATGCGATCTTTTTGTTAAGTGCCTGAATCTTCTTGGCGTGGGATGTTTGGAGAAATCTCGTAGTTTGCTTGCGTTGTTTGGAATTCACCATGGCAGCCCTTTTCAGAACATTGGAAACATTCCTAGATACAAACGTCTGTTGCCCTGGGGTGCACATTGCAGGATCTACGGAGCATGGGATGACGCGTCCCACACTACCGTCCTTCATCGACTGAAGTGGATACTTCCGCACATCATACTTCTTCTTCCCAGCCTCAAACTTTCCCTTCTTGGCAATGTCTGCACGGTCATAGGAATACTTAACTTCGGTTCCTTTCTGCCCAGGCTGACGCATAATTTTACCATCGCGACTTCTGACGGTCGACGTAACGCGGTCGATAATAAAATACGGTGTCCTATATTTCTTATAGTAACGAATATCCGTGGCCGCATCTTGCTTTGAATAAGGTAGGATTTCGATACTTCTCTGATCTATGAGATCAGGAAATTGATGGAATTTCTGTAGAGCATACCTCCGAAGATCCTTGCCTTTGATCGCTTCTAATCTCTGGATGCTAACAATTTTATACGAGTGTCTCAGACGAACGCCTGATCTGCAATCAGATATGTCTTCCGCTGCATCCTGGGCAGAATAACTCTGGGGTGGAAATTCGTCAATATTTCTAACTTTGTAAAGGTTCTTCAAGACCCAAACTCTTTTGTCAGCGTACGCAGGAATTCTTGAACATTTTGAACTCTTCAAATCTGACACGCGAACATTTCTACCGGTTCCACCAGTTGAACTGAATTGATTACCCATTTATTTAGTATATAGTATATAGTATATATTTTAATCATATCGTCAATAACGGTTTTGAACATTATATGAATAACTTATTGTGATCATGTAATACAGTATACACGCCATGGACCCTGCCCAAATCACATCTGTAAAACGCGGGAAATTTCACCAACTTCGGTATGACGACCAGTCTATAGAGATTCCGTTTAAGGGCATAAAGTTAATCAGAGACGTTCAGGCAACCAAGACAGACCGCTGCGTCTACGATAAATTCACGAGAATTGATATAACACATGCACAAGGAAACAAGGGAGACCTTCTGCTGGTTCATAATTACATAAAATCTAAAGCATCTCCAAATTTCTCGCCATTGAAATATGCAGAAGAAAACAATTCATGGGGAGACATAGTGACAAAAATAAAGTCGGACCGCTACTTGTCTGCCGGAGACATCGTTGACGGAGTTCTATCGCCTGGCAGTTTCGGGGAATTCGGCTGGTGTCTCACTCTCAAGTTGTCGGTATGATATTTCGTTTTTTCTACCCGAATATTATAATATGTACAAGACAGAATGTTAAATTATAATAGATTGTTTGAACAAAGATTGTCTATTTTCAAAGGTTTTGTAAAATACGTAAAAGATCCAGATTATCATGGGAGAATAATCATAACAAACTCGAGTGGCACATCTTATAGACCGAGAGACGACTGTAGTAATGAAAATATAGATCTGGTATTGAAATGTGTGAAGACGCTCATGCAATTACGAACAACCATGCCGTTGGACCAGTGGAAAGCTAGGGTGGTTAGAGATACTTCAGCCCAGATTCAGTTTTTAGGCCAATGCTTATTAGACAGGTTTTACGCAAAAAATACAGAGATGTTAATATTTTTCGAGAAATACGTTGCTAAACCACCGGGCACTGCCGTTTCTAAAAGTTTGTTGGTTAGACTTGTAAACTTGGTGTCTCATGAGTATCCGTTGAAAATTACGTTAGAAGCAATGATACACTCGTTGCGATTGAGACAAGCCGCAGGACCTGGAAGGGGGTGGGAAGACTTACAAGCTTCGTTTATCGTAGCATCTAGATTTCGGATGATGATCTTGGACGATGGGATTACACCACTGACACAAAGGGGTAAACTCTCACAATTAAGGAATGATGCGAAACTCCAAAATATTATAAAAAAATATTCCGAATTAATGAGATCAAAAAGATGGAAACAGTTGATAGAGAGCATCGAACATGCTAAGAGAAACGTGTATTCTTCAGACAGATCCGAATTGATATTACACAAGGAACGGATGTCAAACTTATTGAAGACTGCTACATCTATCAAGATACAATTTAATTAAAGCAAAATAAATTTGTCGACATGATATTTCGTATCGACAAACCATATTTCAATGCATGTATCTAAACCCGTTGAAACCTCCTATAATCGCCAAGTTCCACGACTAATTTCGGGCCGTCTTTGCTTGGGAGAGCGGCTGTCAACGTGTCAGCAGGGTCCCAGGTGTTCTCGGGGACAGACACGACGGGTGTGGGGCGGTACAATTGCATGATGAACTTTTCTTTCTTCATCTTCTTCATCTTCATGAACTGCATTGCGCCAAATGCGATGATCGCGATGACGGCCAAGGCCAGCAGGATGTGTTGCATCTTCATCATTGTTTATAATGTAATCAAACATTATTTTTATAGATGCCTAGATTTTAACTGTCAAAGGTATTGCGTCCGAACATCTTGGACATAAGAAAATCAGCGGCGACCATGAAACGAGTACGGTTTGAGAACTGAGAGATACATTCATACGACTTCCAAATGTGGGCGCCAAGGAGACCGCTGATGTAACGCAGGAAGAACGTCTTGAAAGGGAGATCCACTGCCGCATCATTGTCGCCAAGGTATACGAAAGAACCCTTGTGGAAATAACTAAACTCTGTATCCTCTCCGCCAGTGATTGCCTTGGCGATAAAAGACCCTTGTGCCGCAGCAACCTGAGCAGTAGGAGGGTAGTTCTTATCCCTGACGATCGCTGCATCACCGATGCAGATAATATCCGGAGCACCAATAGCGCGCAGTCTGTCGTCGACTATGAGTCCGCGATTAGAATCCTGTACATCGCCAATCTTGTCTCTGATAAGATGCACGAGGGGGTGGGCTGTGATGCCTGCGGACCAAACACACGTTCCAAATTCTACAGAATCCATACCATCCCGAGTGACGAAATTAACTACACCTGGGTGGACGGACTTGACTATCGACTGGAAACGCAGCTTGATATCGCGTCCTCGAAACAGCTCACCAGCGTACTTCTGAATATCAATATCATATGAATTCAACAGCGCAGCCGAGCTGTATACAAGCGTGATAGATACATTATCAAGGATTTCTAGGGGAAGCTTATTGGCAATATCTTCGTTGATAAGGTCGTAGATCTCGGCAGCTACTTCGACGCCAGTAGGCCCCCCTCCGACCACCACAAACGAAAGAAGTTTCTTGCGTTCGTCATCATCCAGACAAGGGAGGGCAGCACGCTCAATACACTTGTTCACGTGGTTGCGGAGACGCCTCGCATCTTCCATGTTTTTCAAAAACATACAATTTTCAAAAACCCCCTTGATGCCAAAAGTCGCGGAAACAGAACCGACGGAACATACAATTGTATCATAATCAAGCTCAAAAGTCTTATCCCCATCGTCGCAAGTAATGCGTTTCTCAACAATGTCTATATCCGTTGCACGCGCTTCATAATACAACGCTTTCCCGTTCACGATATTGCGCACGGGTTCCATCACGGACGTTTCGGAAATGACACCGCCTACGACACTTGGCAACAGCGGGGTATACAGCATATAATTACGAGGGCTCACGAATACAAGCTCCGTATTCTCGTCATTAGTCGGAAAATTCTTGGCCAACGAAATTGCGCCCCAGCCACTCCCAAGCACCACGACCCTCTTCTTCTGAATAGGGATGGTGCAACCGCCTGGGATGCAAGTGGTAGATGCCCGGATAGTAGTCTTGTGGTACAAGCGTGTGATGGTGGTGGTGCGGATGGGTGCACATGCCATAGAGGTGATCGTGGAGAAACTCATTGTCATATATTTTGTTTGTGTGAAAACTAAAACAAACTGTACCTTTATAGAGTTTTTGTATACATCATTTGACCACGGGAACATGTATATAGTGTCATTTGACCCCTTATGTTCGGGATCCTCGGAAACCCAAGACACCTCATATCGACACTCTCGGGGTTAAATGACATCTTCCCCAGAAAATAATGTAAAATTATATAATGAGTCTCACACGAATGGCTGTTAACGCTGTAGCGACCCGAATTACCAAGTCGGCGGGAGATGCTTGCAGGCTTCACCGGATCTACAAGATTTCTCTTGGAAATGGTTCCAAATACGTTGGGCAAACAAACCGTTTTCCAGAGGAAAGATTCAAGGAGCACGCGAGGGAGTCGTCAAAGTGTACACTGCTCAAAGAAGCACTCAAAATGTCACCGGCAAGCATTCACACAATCGCAGTTGTAGGCCCCCACGAGGTAGACGTATTCGAAAAGGTCGCAATTGCTTTCGAGAACACGGTGGTACCAGATGGACTCAACATGACGGTCGGTGGCCCCGGTGTCAAGAAGCGCGACGAGAAATACGAGAAATTCCGCAGAGACGTCTGTCTCGTAAGAAATCTCATGGCCAAGGGTTTTGTTTCTTATGATATTCTATACACGCGGGGGGATATTTCATTGACCGAAGACGAGTTCAACGCCGTAAAGAGATTTATGTAATATGAAGTTGGGTAATAATTTAACCATACAAATGTATGATAGTCCATACGATGGAGGAGTGGGATGGTGATTTTGAACATCTCCGTTCTTTAGAAGAAGCGAAGAGTCTTTGGAAGTCTTGGAAGGATTTGGGACCGATATTGAAAGTTCCCGATAGTTATTGTCAATCTCCTACTGAATTGGATCTGGTAAAGGAGATGTCAGATAGTCACATGTATGCATACGATTCCTGGATTACAAAACCAGAGACAACACAACTTCCGCTGAGAGACCCCACCGTCGGTAGATGCAAATCGTATATAAATGGGGAGTTCGAAAAAGAACATAAGAGCAAAACGGATGCTGTTATGCATTTGAAATCAGTTGGCTTCGAGAACGTAATGATTGGTAACATTAGCATGGCGCTCAGCGAAACATACGAGACTAAAACTGCATACGGCCGCACTTGGGAAAGGTCAACATAATAACTTATTGTGAAATATGTAATTTTAAAATATACATAAATATAAATATGAATCCGAGCAATAAATTTCAGGACTATAAATTCAACGGGAAAGGGGCGTACTCCCAGCAGCTCGACCATGTCTCGTTGGTAGACGGGTACGATGACACATTCGTCGGTCTCAATGCGGGAACCAAAGTAATCCTAGGTGGTTCTAGCCAGCAAAACACCGCAGTAGGCGCGAACGCTATGACATCTTCGCAAACCGTGAGTAATACGACGATCGTGGGCGCATACGGAGGGGCGGAAATCCAAAACTCAGAAAGCTCCGTGGGTGTCGGCACTGGCGTGTTAGAGTATGCCGCCAATATCGTCGGTCACACAGCAGTCGGGTATCAATCAGCCCAGCGAATCGAGAAATCGTCCTATAACACGAGCGTGGGGTGGAAAACGATGGGAAGGTTCGTCCAGGGAGAACGCAATGTCGCGATCGGTGCCGCAGCCGCGTATTATGGTTACGACATGTCCGGCTGTACAATGGTTGGTGAATCTTCCGGGAAGTACTCTAAAATCGGCGTGGACAACACCTTCATCGGGTCTTCGTCCGGTGCTGGGAGTAAGAATGGAACTCTGAATACATATGTTGGAGCAAACTCTGGGGAGTTCGCAGGGAATGGTTACCAGAATGTATATATAGGAGTTGCATCGGGTCAGAACAATATAAACGGTGGTAACAACATTTTCATCGGGTATCAGGCGGGGCAAAATACTACGAACGTATACGACACGATCATCATAGGAGGTGGGGGTGGAGGTAATGCCAGTAACTTGTCCGAGAGCGTTATTATTGGCCCTGGGGCGGGATCACATCTTACGACCGGGAATCAACTCGTCCTCATCGGAGCATATGCTGGACAATATTTAACAGACGGGTCGAGGGACGTGTTTCTCGGGTATAAGTCCGGACAAAATTCCGTGAGCGAAAGTGATTCCGTCGCAGTGGGTGCGTATGCAGGTCAAAATGTTCTGAACGGATCCAATAACGTGTGGGTCGGTAGTCAAGCGGGTGCAAATGCAAATGGAGCTCGTAGAACGACGGGTGTCGGTTCGTATGCCGGGTACAAATCGGGTAATTCAGCCCTATCAACGTTCGTCGGGGCAAATGCAGGATATACGGGAAGTCAATTTTCTACGTATGTAGGTTACGAAGCTGGATACGCCGCTGGTATAAACAGCACTCTCAACACTTTCGTTGGGTATAAGTGCGGTAATGCTAATACGGGAAGCTGGAACACCGCGGTAGGGGCATTTAATGCTGACAAACTCGGTGATTATAACACCGCGATTGGGTTCAAGGCTGCTTCTAATGTCACAGGAAATTTCAACGTGATCGCAGGAGCTTTCGCCGGTAACAGCGTCGGTAATTTCAACACTATAGTAGGGTCTTATGCAGGATTTCTTTCCCCTGGGGATTACAATACGTCGGTTGGATTTCAAGCGGCATCTAACGTGTCCGGAAATTACAACACGATTATGGGAGCTTTCGCAGGTAATAACGTCGGAAAATTAAACACCATCGTAGGGTCTTTTGCAGGGTTGAATGCCTCCGGAGGAAACAATACACTGGTCGGCGCGGCATCTGGGGCAAACATACAAGGGGAATTTAATTGTACTATCGGACAACGTGCAGGTTCTCAAATGGGAAACTCCTCCAATAATACACTGGTCGGGGCGCAAACTGGGGCAATAGACGGCGTCGCACACAGTGGGTTTTTCAACTCGTATGTCGGGTTCTATTCCGGAAATACCGGGAACAACAATACTTTTATGGGAGCATTTGCCGGGTCCAATGTTTCCGGAAGTAACAATGTCATCGTAGGTTTTAGAGCGGGTACCAACATCTCCGGGGGGAAAAATACAGTGATTGGGATGTTTGGAGGGGGAAGTTTGGTTAATGGTACGTTGAACACCTATGTTGGTTTCAACGCGGGAGGGGACGGAAGTCTCAACACGGCGGTGGGGAGTTATGCAGCAAATTCCTTGACAACGGGGTCTAACAATACTGTTATCGGGGTGTCAGCGGGAAACGTACTTACGACAGGGCAGCAAAACACACTCCTCGGAGCTGGCGCAGGAGGTCTATTGTCATTCGGAACGTTGAACACACACGCTGGGTTTCAGGCAGGAAATAACGGGTCTCGCAACACGGTTGTCGGAGCTCTCGCAGGGAATGGTATGCAGAGCACGGCAGTTGAAAATACTGTCGTTGGGTTTTCTGCGGCGGCTAATATCACCACGGGCACGCGGAACACACTCCTCGGGGGGAATGCGGGATATGGTCTTAGTACTGGAACTTTTAACACATTCGTTGGTTTCGGAGCAGGAAATGGGGGGTCTCGCAACACCGTTGTAGGGGCTGTTGCAGGAAACTCATTGGCAATATTAGCGACTGACAATACCATTGTGGGGATATCATCGGGCGATAGTGTCACAGCCGGTATTCAAAACACGCTCATGGGAAGCCGCGCTGGTAACACCCTCACGATTGGAACTCAGAATACCGTACTGGGGACACAGGCAGGATATGGTCTTATTGACGGAGGTTTTAACACGTTTGTAGGTTTTGGTGCAGGGAACAACGGAGGTCTCAACACGGTCGTGGGGAGTCTGTCGGGGAATAGGATGTCAACGGCGATCGAAAACACGATCGTTGGCGTTTCCGCAGGAGCTAATGTCACCACGGGCATTCGGAACACCCTCCTCGGGGGAAATACGGGCTATGGGTTGACAACTGGGACGTTGAACACGTTCGTTGGGTTCGGAGCGGGGAACAGCGGGTCTCAGAACACCGTGATCGGGGCTCTTGCGGGAAACTCGTTGACGTCTGCAACGGAAAACACTATCATAGGGGGGCTCGCGGGCGCCAATATCTCCACTGGAATAAGGAACCTCGTCCTCGGGGGGAATGCGGGGTTTGGGCTTACTTTCGGAGACTTTAATACGTTCGTAGGTTTTGGTGCTGGAAGAAACGGATTTAGAAACACCGTGGTTGGAAGCCTGGCGGGAAACAGTATGTTTAGTACTGCACTCGATAACACAGCCATTGGTACTTACGCGGGAGGTAATATCACATCTGGAATACGGAATACCATCCTTGGTGGAGCTGCTGGATATGGTCTAGATACTGGAAATTTGAGTACGATTATTGGGTATCAAGCGGGTAATACCGGGTCTCAGAATGTCATAGTAGGAGCTCGTTCCGGTAGACTTATGTCAGCCACGGCGGACAACAACACTATACTGGGAGCATTGGCTGCGCCTAAACTTACTACTGGGAGTACAAATATCGCCATCGGGAGTGCATGTGCACCCGACTTAACCGACGGATCTCAAAACATATTGATTGGAACAGATTGTGGCCTGGGAATGACAGACGCGTCGTTTGACAATATTTGCATTGGCAGAGGAGCAACATCTCTAGGTCTTGAGAATTTGTGTATAGGACTAGACGCGGGTACACAGAGCGCGGGTGGTCCTGGTACTACTGGGAATCAGAATATATTGATCGGAAGAGAAGCAGGAAGTGATACCACAGGGGACAACAATGTGGGCATCGGAACCATTGCGCTCGACAATGCTTTTAACAGTGTGTATATAGGAGCCGATGTGACAACTGGGAATGATATTGTTGCTGGGGACCCAGTACCGGGCGTAGACAGCAGCGTGGGTGTAGGAAGGACTATAAAATTTGGCGCGGGTACAGGTATAGCTACAGCCGGTATTAACAGGTGCACTGCTGTGGGTGACACTATACGACTTGTTCCAGGGGTTTCCGTCTTGGTAGAAGATACTTTCGTGGCCGGCATGGACCTGGTTGTGAATAGTGGTAATAATATGGCTGTATTTGGGAGATCATCCACCATTTCAAACAAATCTAATCTAGTCACCATATGCAATTCTAATAATTTCCTGACTCTAGGAAATACCGGAGAACTCGTCCTATCATCCGACATCGCAAGAAAAGCAACGGCAGGTAGTTGGCTTGGTCCTTCCGACCAGAGGTTGAAAAGCAATATACACATCGCAAATGCTATTATATGCGAAAACATAATGAGAGATTTAGATTTGAAGAGGTTCACGTGGAATGAATTAAATGTCGAAGTAGCTGGCCAGACACAATTAGGATTTATCGCTCAGGACGTAGAAAAACATTTACCAAAATCTATTATTACCACTGATTTTGCGGGGATTCCTGATTGCAAGCTCATAAATCTAGACGAAATTCACATGGTCATGTATGGAGTGGTGAAACGCAGCATCACGCGGATTGACGAATTAGAGACGCAAATTAGAGAATTAAAGGAAATTTTGGCAAGAAATAATTTACAATAAAAATATATTTAATTACATCATATGAGTGCATATAACCTGACAAAGAATGCGTTGCCAACTTGGATGATGATGAATGACCAAACCAGTCAACATTGGATGACCTCTGCCGATGCTGATATGGAAATAACTGGGACTGATTATAATTTAAGTCAAGCAGATATAGATGATGGTTTGGACGCAAGGGAGCTACGGAGTCTTAACACGGTTTGTCAGTTTCCCGAAGCTTGGAAACTTTGGGGTAAAGGTGGTAATAATGGACAAAAGTCAGACCGTACTTGTGATCTAGCTGCGATGAAGTACCCGGAGACCAACCTCAGACATGCAGCGTGTTACAGAGCTATAGGCAAGGGTTGGAAAGGTCTTGATGGTGTGTCAAACTTTACCTACCCCCCCCTCGATGGTTGCAATATGTATAGTAGTGTTAATGGACAAATATTTCCAGAATACTCAAAATGTTTGAAACCGGATGGGGTGAATGACCCAGATTGCCAGAGAACATGCTACGTATATCCAAATCAAGTAGGTTGCGAAGCTATAGTCGCGGGTCTTAGTCCGAAAGACCGTCTAGCAAAATTACACGATTTGGGGGAAGGACCCAAGCATACTGAAATATCTTCCCTACCCCCGGCCCCGGTCCCAGAGGAAACCGTGGTCATTGCCGCCAGTATGAAGTCCGTGACCCCGACTGCTGTTCAGTTTTCGTACGTAGACCCCAAGACCAAGAAGTCCGTCGTCGTCAAGAAGACCCTCGTTGACATGTACAAGCCCACCGACAAGGTGTCCGTCGTTCTCGGTAAGAAAACGAACAAGTTTGTTGGGCTTAACAAAAAGTAAATATTAAGTATTTTTTAGCATTCAGTGTTTCTTCAAGGAAATTATACCGTTGAAGAAACATATACTGCCGCTCGTAAAATGGATGTAGTAATAATATGCTCATAGCATAGAAATGGATATTCAGGGTATCTTGGACAATGCCAACAAGCTTGTCACATATTTGGACGAAAAGATACCAAGGGATTGTGACGATGAACAGAAACTTCAAACTATCGTAGAAGAAGTTGTAAAAGATACATCATTACATTATCTTAGAGACGCTGTTGTCGATGTATTTGTTTTGCACGAGTCTCAATATGATTACGATATATATATAGATTTACAGATAGATGAAAAAATAAGTATATGTATTTGTACGGTAGATACAGATGATTATGTGTACGGATATATTAGGAAACACGACGCCTGGTTCTTCGTAGGAGGAATACGTGACGACGATAAAATCGTTTGGCGTCCTAACTACAGGAGCGGTGAGTATTATTCCAGAGAACCCTAAAATACCCCTACATACACATATCGTCAAACTAGATATTAAATGATATAAAACTTAATATATTGTAATATATAATATAGTAAGAATGACCTCGAATTTTTCACGACAACAACAGGAGGAAATAAAAAAACTCTTTGACGTTTGGTCTAAACCTCTTGAAAATAAGATCTTGAAATTGACGTACGAACATCGTAAAACTAAAAATGAATTGTATAAACTGAAGGATTCTCTCGTATACAGAAATATGGCAGCGAGGATTACAATGGAACCTAGTCGTATACAAAAAAGTATTGAAGAAAACAATCGTCTTGCCCCATATCTGACACGTTCTGGTCGGAAGAAACGGGGTAGAAAAGGCGTTTGGTATGATGACGATAATAGTAAAGTAAATCAGATTAAGAAATCACTCCATCCGCTCGCACATGGTAAGCGAAAAGGCGATGTTTCGAAGCAGTATGCTCCTCTTACGAACGAAGTTAAAAAAATGCACAATAGGATGTTACAAGCACAAGAATATAGAAAAAACCCACAACTGAAGAAAAAGCCTATAGATATGAATGGGAAAACGTTGAGAAGTCATAGTAGCGGTAATCCCTATTCACCAATAGGTTCAAAAACAAACGTAGGATCTCTCGGTAGATCCACTATAGTAAAAACTACCAGTCCTATGCATACAATTTTACAAAAAAAACCAGAATGGATTGCAAACAGAGCTGCTACAATGTCACAAAAGTCTGGTTCATCCAGAGGGTCAGGTAGGCGATGATTTCACATATTCGTATCGACAAACTGCTATCGCGATCATGTACTCAATTTCCACGTGCGGCCATACGCGGTTTTACGTTTTTCACCAAGCGCCTTTCGAATCCCCGAACTATCAGCTTTGTCGTATCCTTTAGTTTTCAAATATATCACTGCATCTGCTTGACTGCAATGATCTTTCTCGAAAATTCCTTCCAAATATGATACACATCTCATCTGCGCGGTTTTGGTACCATCGTGTTTGCCATTGTTGCGAGCATCTTTGGCGTTTTCACTCTGTGTACCAAGTCGCAATTTGTGCGGGCGAAAATCTAGTTTATCATCATCTTCGTGAAGAATTATCTCACCAGGGTTTCTTGCGGCATATTCTTCTGGAAAAAATACCTGAAATGCAATAATGTGACAGAGTAAATGTTTACCGTTTATCATGATCGCTGGATATCCGTTTGATAGCCCAAGACGTTCGCCAGAGAGCACATTTTCTGCATACTTGGTGATGTACTTCACGCGGTTCGTGTTGGATATTTCCCAACGCCCGGAGGTATTCGCAGAATCTGTAATTTCCTTCCATACTTCTCCTGGCATGTCTGGATACTCTTTATACGAGAACCCATGTCTTTTCTCTCGAGCATAACGCGTGATCATATCATATGTATACTCACGACCCAGATGATTTTTTTCATCTTTCAAGAAGTCAGCCCACTCTTTGAAAGTCTTCTCGACTTCATCTCTTACGATGACAAACGCATTCTTGTTTGTTCCTAGACGATTTTGATTATAATTTTGACCCGTCTTGCACAGCCATCTGATATTTTCAAGCATGTCGTTATTCGGATCACGGTCAATATGGTCCACAGTATGTTTCAGCGTCGTTGGCTTTCCGTGAAACGTAGAGGCGACTGACCGACCGACCGGGATATTTCGTCTTTTCCCAATACTATTTCGCACACTGACAGCATTGTATTTCCCTGATTTGTAAGTGCTTACTACCCCTCCGGTTGTGGCATTCCTGATGACCCCCGACGTATCAATCGTATACTTGTCGAATTGTTCACGAGATCCGTCTGCGTAGTAGTATTCGAGGGATTTAATCATATTTAAATACACAAGATCGTTTTTATTAAAACATTCGAAGTGTTGATATACATACACATATCGTCAAAATAGATAATATAATAACTTATTGTAATAATAGTACACATTAATAACAATGCCTCGCACTGTCGGATTTACGTTCGCCACCTCGCAGTATGAAGGGTCTGCAGCAGCCCTTCGTCACTCGGCCTTAACATCTGGAGAGTTCGACGAGTTCCGTGTTTTCGGGGTCGATGACATAAAATGGTTACTTGATACATATCCCGAGCACTTTGAAAACTCCAGAGGCTGTGGGTTTTGGGTATGGAAAGCATTCCTTATAAAGTCCCTGCTTGGACAACTTCCAGAGAACGATGTCATCGTGTACTGCGATTCTACCATGATGTTCGAGCGTTCCATTAAGCCATACTCTGATGCCGTTGCCACTGGAAATCCCATCCTCGTTTGTCGTCTGGGAAACTGGTCCTCCAACGATTATCGTAACAAAATGTGGACCAAGAAAACTATTTTCAACGTGATGGGAGCAGGATCGGTTGCCGGAGAAGAAGTACAGTTAAATGCTTCTTTTCAAGTCTATAGAAACTGTTCCGAATCTCGCGCGTTCGCTGATACATATCTGCATTATTCTCTACAGCTCGACATCATCAACGACGCCGGAAAAGATTCGTCCATCATAGATACTCGCCACGATCAAAGCATCCTTTCGATTATGGTGTCTGAGCATCCGAGAGTGACCGTGTCGCGAGATGTTTCCCAATGGGGAAAGAAAGACCCCCCTGGATCTGTCAAACAACCTACCGGAGGAATCGTAGAAATTGACACCGTTGATGAAAACGGCATCATGCACAATCTCGTCAATCATCATCGGAAAGCTTTGAAACTCCCTAAGATCGTCGTGATCACACCTACGCTGGGAGGTGCCTTCCTGGACAAGTGCGTCGAGAGCGTTCAACAATCTTCACTTCCCAATATTGAGCACTGGGTCGTGGTGGACGGGAAGGAACACGAGGCCAAGGTAGACATGATTCTTGCCAAGTACGAGAATCGCCACCCTATCGTGAAATTCACCCTGCCCAAAAACGTCGGATTTGGTGGGTGGAATGGACATCGCGTTTTTGGTAGTGTGCCTTGGCTGGTAGAATCTGATTATATCGCTTATCTCGACGATGATAACATCGTGACGCCAACACATTATAGCGAACTCCTGCGGGGCATCGTCAAGAACTCCGAGAACAAATGGGCGTATTGCCTTCGCTACCTGATTGACAAAGACGGCAATGTCATCGGTAAAGACAACTGTGAATCTCTCGGTGGGATCTCGCATACTGTTGCAGGTCGCGGGGATTATCTTATTGACACTTCATGTTACCTCATCGAACGGGATCTTGCGATTACCCTCTCGACGACGTGGAACGCCAAATTCCGCGATGATAGGGGTCGTCCCGAACCGGACCGCGAACTTGCAAAGAATCTGCTGATGGCGGCGCCTCATGCTGTCATTCGCAAGCACTCTCTCGGGTATCGCATTGGTTCCACTGGTCTGTCCGTTTCGGGAAATTTCTTCGAGCGTGGAAATCAAATATTCGGTTACAACTTCGGTAAGTTCGAGGACATATATTTATTCCACTTTTCACAGAAAGCTACCGAAGACTTCCTGGTCGCGCGCCATAAGTATTCCCAGAAGAGTTTCTCTCTTGACGAATGGCAGATGACGCTTCTCCGGGGGCTGGATGGTCTGAACGGGGGTAAATTCAATCTTCTCAACGGATTCACCAACTTTCCTAACATCCCCCACGGAGCCACTGTACTCGTGAGCCTGTGCAACCCTGGGGAGATCCCTCTGGACTTCCTGGCACAGCGCATCGACCTCCACCGGATTGTATACACTCTCGAATCCCCAAACATCCGGCACAGCGGTCAATGGAATGCACAATGGCTGACAACGCATTTTGACGTTCTATTGACCTACTTCACACCGCTTCTTGATACACGTAAGGATGTTGTGTTCACCCCCCACAACTGCCACCACGGAGATTTGTCCGACCCCATGGACCGCGCGGCGCTTCTTCGCGACAATACCGGGACTGGTAGGTCGACGTGCATTGTGCTCGAACGCCGTCCGGAGCTCATGGGAAAGCAGGAGTATGCGGTGAATGGCGTGCATCTTAAGTGCCTCGATTATCTTCGCGAGGACCTTGTTCGAGGCCTTGACGATGTTACGGCTTTCGGGATTAATTGGGCGGAGATCGCCGACGGCAAGCATATAAAGACATTTCAGAATGTCCATCGATCGAAGGACCCTAAGTCGGCGGTCGACCACAAACAGAATTTTACTTTTGATCTTGTGGTGGAGAACTGCGATGCTGGTGGATACGTGTCAGAGAAATTTTACGATTCTTTGAGTGCCGGATGCGTTGCTCTTTATTACGGAAATGTATATGATCAGCTGAAGGGACTCATTCCAGAGGGTCACGACGGAGCGTATTTTGATCTGAAGAAACGTGGAATTGAGACTGGTGACCAACTACAGAAGCTGATCGACTCCATCAGCGACGAACAACTCGAACAGATGCGGAAGAATGTGATTCGGTATCGTGAGACAGTCCTGGAATCAGTTGGAACAAAGGCCTTCGCAGAGTGTGCTGAAAAGGCTATTGTTCTGGCCAAAGAACTAAAGAACAAGGTTGAACTTGTTTGATTACTTTGCGATGCGGATTTGTTGATTATTGTAATCCTTATATAGAATTTGGCGTTTTTGAATGATGTAATATGATGTATACAACGTCGTCTCATAATCAAGGCCTCCGGTTTTCGCATTGACACTCGCCACGGCCCCTATAGGAATATCAAAGTTATTCAGGATGTGGATAAGTGTATTTACGGCATCCGTCTCCTTTTTAGGTTGCACCACGGCTTGTTTGAAAAATGCAAGACGAATAAAGCGCGAGACACTGCTGAAATCCCCCGGTAGGCCGATCGCCCCAGTCCCTTGGCTTATCGCATTTGGTTTGCTCAACGTGCTCGTTTTTTTCAGTACTTTATTTGCTTCCCGGATGTGTTCTGGGAACGAAGGAGAGTTTGTGAAAATTCCGTCGACATTATCATACACTGCAAGTTCTCCTGCTCCCCCGGTGGGTTCGATGACGATCGATTTTCCACTGGCGTCCGTCACCATCCAGTGCATCGGCGGCGTCTCGGTAAACGGGGGGTACACTTCGTTGATCACAATTATGTCTGGGATCATGGCGACGACATCATCGACGGTATTTGCTTTCTCCAGTACCATCAGTGCAAAATCTGTGGGTTTTACATTCATCTTATCGGGACGCGGGCTTCCATATTTCGCATACTTTGGGAAGTAGAACACAAATACAACGAGACCCCCCTGGTTTATCCCGTCGAGTAGCTTACCATCGGGTGTAGAGATGCCTTTGACATTTCCATTTGAAAATTTTCTAAATTTTAGAACGTTTTGACCGAATTCCAGTGTGCGGCCAATAACAATTGTTCCGTCTGCGGCGATGAGACGAATACCGGTACACATATAATTCAATGTTAATATTTTTTTAATTATTATATGCGTGTTAGGTTAAGGTAAGACATGCTGATAGCTCATCGCGGTTATTCTGCAAAGTTTCCGGAAAATACAATGGCCTCATTCAGGAAAGCACGTTCGAAAATGATAGAATTCGATGTTCGGAAGACGTTGGATAACATCCCCGTGGTTATTCACGACAGTACGTTGGATAGAACGACGACTGGAACCGGAGACGTAAAAAAACACACTTGGGAACAGATACAAAATCTTCGTATAAAGGGGTGTGACGAACGAGTGCCGACGCTCGACCAGGTGTTGGAGACTTTTGGTGATGAGTATTCGTACGATATCGAGATTAAATCTTCAGATACCGCTGAAGTCGTCGCAGATTCTATCAGAAAATCTTCCCTTCCGTATGGAAATATCTTGGTAACGTCGTTCAAATGGGACGAAATAAAATCCATTCGTAAAATTGACGACCGCATAAACACCGGTCTTATATCGATTATTAGACCAGAAAGAGCGATACGGGAATGTGTAAAAAACGGATGTGAGGTGGTGGTTCTGAATCATCTCGTAATCACGAAAGGTGTTGTAAATTATGCAAAAAAGAACGGCGTAGAAGTTTATGCATTTACTGTGAATTCTGCTGACGAAGCTCGTAAATTGATCGAATACGGTGTTTCTGGAGTTATTTCCGACGAGGGTGATATGATTATTTGATTACATAATTACTTGAAACCAATATACTTCACACAGATGTTACGTGTTTTCAAAATATATTTCGTGGTCATAACGACCTCTTCGAAACGTTTCTCTCGTTTCTTTTTCGAAGGACCACCCCATTCATTATTCGTTTTGACCATAGGGTTCACGCGGACCCACGACACGACATGATCGGGATATTTCTGAAGCAGCTCCGCCGTTACCAAGTGCATACGATGCTC